TATCAAAGCAAGATGAGACAGTCCAAATAATATTCCTAAAGAACCTACAAGTATTTTTCTCGATCTAGATGGTCTCTGACTGTACATTTTTCATGTTATATATACTTATTCTACTGTTATTTTTATTAGCTAACCAGTCTAAACAGAAACTTCATATGCTGTTATCATACTTATTCCATAATAGTTACCAGTTGCTCCAACAAATGAATTTATAGCTGAAGTACCGCTAGTAACAGCCATCTGAATTTTATAAGTTGTTTCTGAAGTTGTTGCAGGAGAGTCTAAAATTGACCAAGCTGTACTGTCTTGATAATTAGCATCATAATAACTAAAAGCATGAGCATTATAATTTGCACCACCTGATGATGTACCATCAGGTTGCTCAATAAAAGTACTTCCTCTTAAAAGTCTGAAAAAGTTTACCGCATTATTTGCTGCTCCATTGTAAATCTGAGTAACAACTAATATTTTATTAGATGAGCTTGATGGTGTAATAGCTACAGATAAACCTGTAAGGTCTGTATATCCACTTGTAACAGCTTGTGCAGTGGTAAATCTATCTTTTTTTATTGTCTGTTTTACTTGAATGATCCCACCATTAGAACCAGCTGGTAAACCACCTGAAGGAATAATTGAATTGACTTTAATCTGGCTCATGATTAACTAGGCTTTGTGGGATATGTAGGATTTTTAGGGTCTGCTGTATTAGCTGGCAAATCCCTTAATGCTTGCCTATAGTTTTTCCAAGCATCTGTCATGGTAACGTCAGAGTTAGCCATCCAGTCTGTTTCTTTTAAAAGAGAATTTCTTTGCTTTCTTAAAACTTTCATATACCAATCATTAGAAGGCACTTCTGGATCTTTACCATCATCTGACTCTATCCATTCTCGTGTTTCAGGATTGTAAGTTAATGTTCTCATTAGATCGTATGATATGCGGTGTAACTAAATCGGCCAGAATCAAATGCTGTGCCGAAAGGGAAAAATCTTATTGTTGTCAAATTATTTCCAGCTAAATCGGGAACACCTATTACTGACATATTTGCAGACTGTGTACGTCTGTTTGCTATTCCTTTATATATCCACATATTAGTGGCTGAAGACATTAGGAATGACATATAAATTTCTCCAACATCACCACTTGCATTTAAGTTTGTGTCCCACATATCTAATTGATTCTGACCTGATTCATATTCATCAGATGTTCCATCTTCTGTCCAGTTATAAGCACTACTACTAAGAATCCCTGCGGTAGTTCCTAATCTAAAAGCAGGTGTACCACTGCCACTTGTAGAAATATTATGCCCTACAAAATCAACTCTGAAACAATTAGCAGGTAATGTAAAATCGTAATTTGTAGCACCAGATAAGGCTCCTGCTTCCACTGTTTGCACAACACCTTGCGTTAAAATTTTTGTTCCTGAAGTATTCTGTACTTCGTTAACTTTTATTGTACTCATGGCTTAGGATTGGCATCTTTGACAGCTTTAACATGTGTTGCCCACGTGCCAGTAGTATCAAACTTACCAGCAACTAAGTCTTTGTAGATCATGTCGAGCTGGTTGCCATAAGAGTCATACGTTGTGGAACCATCAGTTGTTCTATCTGTTTGATACTTTATTGCAGCAGCTTCAGCATTCAATGTTGCTCTTGCACTATCGATCTTGCTCTGGTCGAGATTTACTGAATTTCCATTTGCATCGAATGCTCCTGCACTATCATCAATAGAAATTACCGTTCCTTCATATGCTTTATAAATTGCTTCATGATCTAATGCCATATCTAAAAATCCTTTATTTATATAGTTATTTTAAGGGAGCTAAACATTCAAAATATTTATGCTGAAATCTCCATTACTGTAATTGTAGAAGTTGCTCCTTCGTTTGAATTATCTCCTTTTCTATTTAAAAAGTATGTTTTAGAACTTCCACCAGAACCTTCACAAGCCCATTGTAATTTATAAGTTGTTGCATTAGTTGTAGAAGGAGAATCTAAAAATGTTTGAGTAAAGTTCATAATATATTTTCCACTAAAAGTTTTATCAATTATTGTTGCATTTAGACTTGATCCTGCGGTGCTTTTACATATATCTGTCGAATCTCTAACTAATTTAATACTGTTATTTCTATCAGAACTATTGGTAGAAACACTTGCAACAAAAGTAACTAATATCTTACTTGAAGTACTTGTTGGTGTAATTGATACAGACATTCCACTAATGTCTGAATAGCTGCTCGAACTATTACTTGTAAGTGAAGTTACATCACTTTTAAAAGTTTGAACTACTTGGATAATTCCGCCCCCACCACCTGTCGGTACACCTCCTACTGGAATTATACTGTTGACTTTAATTTGACTCATAATTTAAACCACCGTATAAGTAGAACCAGCAGGTATAGTGAGAACAACTCCTGCATTTATTGTTATAGGACCTGCACTCATGGCATTAGCTGTTGCTCCAAATGAAGTCCCAATTGTGTAATTAGTCGTTATGGTTGTTCCATTTTCATATATCACTTTGTCAGAACCACCACCAGTTGATGAAGTAGGAGCATCAACATATGAGAGCACACCAGCACCATTTGTGGATAAGAGCTGTCCTGAACTCCCTGTATTGGAAGGGAACTGAGCAACTTTTGTTCCATTAGCAACAATACCAATCAGTCCAGAACTTGCTCTGAAGAAACCGGTATCTGTGTCATCGGTAAATGTAATAGAGGGAACTGAAACTGTTCCATCAGGAAATGTTCCACCAGCATTTAGATAATCTGCACTGGCAAGTAACACTCCAAAGAATGATTCTCCAGAAGCTGGAGCAGAACTAAAAACTATATTTGTTCCTGATAGTTGAAATCCTGCTGTCCCAGTAGAATCTGGTTCCTGGACTACACCACCGACAGATATTATTAACTGAGTTTCGTACTTTGGAAAAGGAGTAGGTGCTACACCTCCTACCTGTAAAGCGAAAGATGTAGTACTACCATTAAAACTACCTGATATATCATCTATAGTTTTGTAATCTACATTTGCCCTTATGTCATTTCCAATATATGGCATGACTGTTTAACTACAATATTCTTTTTCTGTTCTTATTTTACAGGGAGTAATCTTCTGACTTATGTATTAGGACCAGCTGTTGATGGTTGTGTCGGCCATACAACATCATCAGGAGTTTTATCTTTGTAAGTCTGAGGAATATCTCTTATAACTTGTCTGTATGCAGCCCACTGAGACTGATCTACGGTGGCTCCAGTTGTCATTGTCCAATCTGTATCTTTCAATATTTGATCTCTTTGAGCTCTAATATTATCCCAAGTTAATGGTTCTATACCAGAAGCAATAGTTAATGTGCCAGCATTTTTCTGACGAATGATTTCATCATATTCAATATTACCTACATCTAAAGGCACTGAATACCAAACATTATTTATTTTGGCCTGATATCCACAGAGCTCATTAGTTTTATCCTTAAGTTGTTCTTTTACTTCTTGAAATTCAATCATAATTAAAGCTCCGCTGAAAATGCATTAGTCCAACCATCAGATGTAATATCAGCATTACCAATACTTGTACTTGAACTAGATCTTATTGTTGTACCTGTTGTGGTTGTATTAAAAAAACAATCATGAGTAGTGTCTCCTTGATCAATAGCTATATTTATATTTGGTGCTGTAGGTGCAACACGTTTAGTTACTTTGAAACTCAGATAACCGAAACCTTTTCTAGTGTTAAATCCTTGACCAATAGCAACAGCTATACCTCCACTTGAATGTGCTTCGATTATCTCGTAATATCTTTGACACCTTCTTAAGTCATCTTCAAATGATCTATGTTCAAAATCTGTTGCCACACTGCCAACTTCTAATTGCAAACCTGTAATTTCCCAAGTAGCATTATCTGTGGTGTACCAAGTAGTCGCATAATCTTTATAATTTTGATTATTATTTTTTGTTTCCCATGTATCAAAAGGTCTTGAATTTGCTGTAAAGTCTGTCCCATAAAACTGAGGAAACTGTATAAACATCCCTAACTCGTTTGTGTTTCTTAAAACATTTCCAGCAGCACCAGGGATAGTTTTTGTTACTTTTGTCCAAGTATTAGCGGAAGGTGTATATTCAAAACATAATTCTTTTTGATCTCCACTAGCAGGGTACAATCTCATGTTTACTTGAAACTGCTGTGCAACACTTGATTTCACCCAGAAAGAAAGAGTTATGTTACTTGAACTTGAAGTATAGTCCCAACCAGATTGTGCTAAATCTTGTGCTTCAATGTTATATGTCATAAACATTTCATCAGTAGCACCAGCACCACTTGTTTGGTTTCCATTCTGAATTTTAAATGATTTCCTAAAACCTAAAAGATATGGTGCATCAGTAGAACCTATATCTGCCTGAGTGAAAGTAGGTGCTTCATCAGTATTTGCATAACCACCATACATTCTATCTACGGTTTGATAACCAACAGCAGTAGATGATGTACCACGTTGAGCCACTTGCATAGCTCCATTAATTATTAAATTTTTAGCTTGTCCTACTTTCTTTTTAAGTTCTGTTCCTAAGTTAGAGGTCTTTACGTTTGTAGATAGCCTTTCTGAACTTATTGTTGTTAAAGCCATTTGTTATACCTCCTTAAGTCTGTTCTAGGTAACTTACAGCTACATCCAGAGCAGTTGCTGTCCCTGATCTAATTCGCAGGACATCACTTGACTCCATAATTATTTTCGATCCACTTATTATTTCTAATGATGATCCTGCAGGAACTGGAGCGTTCCTTATTATATAAACATCATCTCCTGTGTTTGTTACTAAATAAACATCAACCTGAGCACTTGCTCCTGTC